ATTGCCTGATGACTTTGAGAATCAATTGCCAAAGGCTCGTTTATCAGTTGATAACGTAGGTAAAGAGTTGATGTACTGGATTGAAACATCTGGTGGCGGAAATGGCTCAACAGTGACCATGCGTCAGGTAATGCGCTCTCGCCCAGACTTGGTTGAATGGGAAATAACCATGAGCCTATTTAACGTAAGCTGCACAATGAGTGAAATCAGCGCAGAGCTTGGCTACGAAAATCTGTTTGCAAAAAAAGCTATTGCACTGCAATATCGACCAAATAATTCTTCTGGCATATTTTGAGATATGACTCACTGGGCTGAAAAATACATCGGCCAGCCTTATAACAGAGGCGATGCTGACTGTGCGCATACACTGGCACAAGTCAGACAAGAAGTATTTGGGCTTGGCGTACCGTCAGATATAGAAGTAGAGCGTAAAGCGTCAAGGCTAGGTCGTTTAGGTCAGATGGTTGATCTGGTAGCTGAATATGGCGAGCGCACTGAAAACCCGCAAGAAGGCGATGCAGTATTAATGATGTGCAAAGGTCGCCCTAGTCATATCGGCGCTTATTGCATTGTTAATGGAGAACCATGCGTTTTACACGCAATGGAGTCCGCTGGCATGGTAGTATTACACCGTATCCGCGAATTGGATCGCGTGTTTATGTCGGTAGAGGGCTACTACGCATGGAAGTAAAAAACGACAGCCTAAAACAGCAGCTAGACATCATCTACCGGCCTCATCCGGTATTGCCTTCTGTTGATTGCAAGTATGCTAATCAGGAATGGCAGCAAGGCCAAACTGTTCGCCAGATTCTTATTGCAAACGGTGTTGACCAGCATCAGCCAATTGTTATTGTTGTTAATGACCGTCTATTAACTGTGCGTGAATGGGATACGGTTTGCCCTGATCCTGGTTCAATCATTAACGTCAAGGCTGAAGTTGCTGGTGGCGGTGGTGATGGTAATAAAGTATTAAATACTGTATTAATGGTTGCTGTAGTTATTGCTGCTATGACAATTCCTGGCGCGCAATGGGGATTAGCTTTACAGCAAGGCACATTTGCTTATGCCGCAGCAACTGCTGGCATCATGATTGCCGGTAGCCTAATCGTTAATGCACTCGTACCTATCCTACCACCTTCAGCAGCTACCATCGACACTGCCAGCGGCTCTAACGCAACGTCTAGCCCTACTTATAACCTATCAGGCGGCTCCAATTCAATTCGACCCTATCAATCCATGCCGATTGTTATGGGAACACATCGCTTTTTCCCAGACTTAGGCGCATTACCTTATACAGAATACCGTGACAACGACCAGTATTTGTATCAGATTTTCCACTTTGGCCTGTCTGATTTAACGCTGACAGACTTCAAGATTGGTACGAATGATTTAACTAATTATTCTGAATACACTTGGTACGATCAAGAGTCAGACGGTCGAATCTTGGCATTTCCAGGGAACGTAGATTCTTTGGCTGGTGCAACGCTCACTAATGCCGCTGGCTGGATTCAACGCACGTCAAGCTCAAGCGCCTATCGCCTTGGAATTGATGTTACTGGCGTGTTTTACTACGCCAATGATCGCGGTGGATTAGATTACACATCGGTTAACTTTGAAGTTCAGTACAAACTGACTTCAAGTGGAACTTGGTCAAGCTCCTTAAACTATTCAATTGGCAATAACTCTCAAACGCCAGTTCGCAAGACTATTTACATTGATGTGCCAACTGGCACATATGATGTGAGAATTCGCCGGATAACTGGCGATACCACTGATTCTCGCTTACAAAACAAAACTGGTTTTGATACGCTGCGCACCTATCAGTTGGACACATCAACCTACTACGGCCAGCATCGACGTGGTTTGGTTATTCGTGCATCTGAACAGCTCAACGGTGCTATTCAGCAGCTATCATGTTTGGCACAAGCCAAAGCTCACTACTGGAACGGTACAGCTTGGACTTATGGTTACACATCAAATCCAGCGCATTGGTTTATGGACTTTGCCAAAGGCCGTTATGATGCTAACAACCGACTGACTTACGGCATTGGCTTTAGCGATAGTCAGATGGATTTAGTGGCGTTGCACGCTTGGGCTACATTCTGTGCGACAGAAAACATCACGTTTAACGCTGTATTTGATAGCACACAGACTGCTGCTGATGTACTGACAACGCTATGCCGTTGCGGTCTGGCCTCTCCATCGTGGGCTTCTGGCAAGCTAGGCGTTGTCTGGGATGGCCGCAACCAAACTCCAGTTGCCGCTTTTGGCATGGGTAACATCATCAAAGGCAGCTTCAGTGTCGCTTATGCGACTGAATCGCTGGCTGATGAAATCGTAGTTCGTTTTGTCAATCCAAATAAAGACTGGAATCAAGACGAAGTGCGCGTAGCTATTCCAGGTGTAACTGAAGCGACTAATCCAACAACAATTGATTTGATGGGTTGTACCAGTCAATCCATGGCTGGCAAGTTCGCCAATTACATTGCAGCGCAACAGTATTATCGCAAGCGCCGTATCTCATGGGATACAGACTTTGAAGGCTTTGTATGCCAGCGTGGTGATGTGGTGATGCTATCGCACGACTTAACGCAATGGGCTTACTCAGGTCGTATTGTTGGATTTGAAGGCCCACCAGAAAATGATGAAGTATGGAGTGAGTGTGACCCACTTTGGGGCGGCACATGGTTTGAATGGCAAGGCGGTACAAAAGTAACGCTTGATCGAGCTGTACCTCGGTCAGGAACTACTGAATACTTGATGATTCGCAAGCCTGATGGAACTATGACAACGCATCGGGTATTGCCTGGTACTGAGTCTAATGTGCTTGTTTTAGAAACAACGCCTGAAGTTGACCCTTACTACATGCCGATTGACCATATCTGGTCTTTCTCGCCACTACCTACACCTGGCAAGAAGGTCAAGATCATATCGGTACAGCCAAAGTCTGAAAGCCGTCTAACGATTACTGCAACAGACGAATATACAGAGTTTTATGATGCTTGGGATGGCGCATTTAATTCTCCAGTGCCTAGCACGCTTCTACTTAATTCCAGCCCTGTTATTAACAATATCCGCATTGGCGAATACGTCTATCTAGGCGGCGGTGGTTCTGTAGTGTCGCTAGTGACAGTTGGCATTGAAGCTAAGAACTTTGAGCGTGCTAACGTGCGCTGGCGAATTAACGGCAATGAGTGGGTAAAGCTGACTGTTTATTCGACAACTTTTTCATTTACTGCTACTGCAACAGGCACTGTAGAAGTTGAAGTAACACCTATCTTTGGCGTGAAGGTTGGACAGCCGTATACAGCTACATCCACGTTATTTGGCGTTAATACAACTCAAGCTCCAAACGATGTCGGCAATGTAATTACGGTATATAACGCAGCAGGTGGCGGGCAATTAGTTCTTAACTGGGCAGCAATTACTGACTTCCGTACGGTTGAGTATGAAGTTCGCCTCGGCTCAACATGGGAAACTGCCAAGGTCATTGGGCGTACACCATTGACGCAGATTGCTTGTCAAGGTGATGGCACGTACTGGGTTGCTGCTGTTGTAGTGACTGCTGGCGTATCTATCTACTCTGCTAATCCAACTGATGTTATTGTTGTTGGCGCTATCCTACAAAATAACGTCATTGCCACTTACGACGAATCAATCGCTTGGACTGGGGCTGTATCTGGATATGCTCAAATTGTTAGTGGTGTATTGCAATTATCAACAACTGGATCGGTTGTAAATGGATTAACAGGGTCTTACACAGTACCTAATAGCCATATAATTGATGCTGGTCGTGTTACGCCATGTAATGTATCAATTACAGTAAATGGTGGTGGTGTTGATGTTGATGAAAATATGTTGACAGTTACCAATGTATTTACAATAACTGATGTACTAAGCAATGCACTAGGAACTAAAGTAAAAATCACGCCACAAATTGCGCTTGGTAATAACGCTGGCGTTTATGGTGATTGGCAAGCATATTTGCCAGGCTACTACAATGCGCGTTATTTCAAGGCTCGTGTGTTAATTGAAACAAGCGACCCAAACATTAACGTCCAAGTCACTGACTTTATTATTAGCGTTGATGTTCCAGACCGTGTTGATACTGGGCAAGTAAGCACAGCAACTACTGGAACAACTGTAACTTATGCAGCGCCATTCTTAGGTGGCGCATCGGGTATGACAGTTCCAGCGGTGCAACTTACAATCGTCAATGCGTCTGCTGGCGATGATATAATTTTGAGCAGTGAAACGCTTAATGGTTTTAATGTGCGTGTATTAAATGGCGGGTCTGGTGTAGTCAGAACCGTAAACTATCTGGCTCAGGGGTATTGATATGTCGCAAGGAAAACTGGTAATTCCAAATACAGGCATATTGTCTGGCTTACAGCTAGTCAATGCCATTAATGATGCTGTTGATAGATTGGTTACACAAACCAGCGGATCAACTGATCCAAGCACATTATCAGGTGGCGTTAAACCATATAGCTTTTGGCTAGATACAAGCGTAAGTCCAAATGTTCTGCGTATGCGAAATGCGGCTAACACTGCATGGGCTGCAATGGGTACGATTAGTGCAAATAACTTTATACCAAATCTTGAATTTGCTGATATATCAACAGCTTTAGGTTATACGCCAGTTAATAAAGCTGGCGATACAATGAGTGGTGATTTAACTGCGCCTAATGTGTTTGGTTCAGCAAAGGTGCAA